ATGCAAGGTACTTGCCTAGACGATCTGCTTTTACTGGCAGAGTCATATTAATATTTGTTGCGTCATTCTCCGGGGCAGCTATGGCTCTATCCACTTTCTGAGAAACTTGCTGTAGAATCATCTGTTGAGTATCAAAGTCTTTTTCAAGTGCAGCAGCCGTAAGAGGACCACCTGTCGTATAGACGCTTGATCGAGCAAGTCCTACGTTAGAAGAGATGGTAACGGTCTGTGAAGCTGTAGGAAAATTTCCTGACGTAAAGCTAACTGACCCGGCACCACTTGAACTTAAACTTACTGTGTAATGGGTACTAAGAGTTTTCTTAGTTCCGGCAACAAAAACATTAACTTCTGTCGTTGTGTTAACTTGAAACGTAAAGTTGAACGGCCCGTTATCTGCCGGATTGTTACCCGAATATTGAACACGGCGGGCAACGGAGTTAATATCAGTCATAATTTATTCCTTACTTCTAGGTTTTGAACATAGCATAATCTTAATTCCTTTTCTAGTCAGTCTATTGTTCCGCATTGAAAATATTAAATAACCGGGGTGTATCTTCAATAAGTCTTTTACGGGCAGCCCTTCGTCTTTGTGCAACTTCAGCAGATAAAATATTATACTTGGCTTCATTGTCCATTGCTATTTCAGGATCATAATAGGCTTCACTTAGATCGCTCAAAGGATTTACAGTGCCATATAAAACATTAAGTAGATTTGTACTTTCATCGTAATTGGGGTCAGTGCTATGACGGTCTTCATCATCAAACTGATTAATTAATGAAATATAGTAGTTATATTCTGAAGCTGCTAATTTAACTCCATTAATATTTCTTTTATGCGGAGAAAAAGTCCCGGCATCTCTTTCAGATAAACGCAACAATTCCTGATCAAGTTGTGTTAGTTTTGCACCTTGAGTTGTACGGATTGGATTAAAAAATTCTTCAAAGACTCCTTCGGATGGCTGTCTAGGTTTGCCCCAAAAATCAAGGGCAGGGGGAAGTGAGTCTGAATATGTAGGGTGTCTGGATTTTGCACTTTGGACAGCTTCATAAAATCCTCTAAACATTGGGTTTAATTCTGTTGCATGGGTTCCAAATATATATTGATCTGGTGGCATTGTATTTGAAGATGTTGGATTGTTGTATCGCTCCATTGCTGCGGAAAAAGAAGTAGCACCAATAAAAGGTATATCAAAAGTTTCGGCAACATAAGCACCCATGCCAAATGTCATGCGACCTTGAGCCGAGCCAGTTATTGACATAGTAACGTCTGCTGCTTTTCGACTCGTAAATTTTATTATAGACTCCATTACTTTTTCTTCACCGGCATTTACATTTCCGACAGCGTCTATAATTTCAGAAAGACCTTGCAACATTGGCTGTGTTATTGCGTAGCTTCCGGCAGATAAAGTGGCTGCGTTCATCATTGCCATTCCAAAATTCGGATCGCCCGTCATATCGGAATCTCTCATGTAATACGCCATATCAGCAGACATTGCGAGAAGCCCGGACAGTGGGTCCATCCGGCTAAATGTAAATGTTTTATAGCTGCCATCCTCTTGTTTGAAACCAATGGAATAGGGCTGTATTCCTTTATCACTCATAATTTTACGAGCTTTTCGATCTGAGGGTCCTTTCCCAGTAATAATTAAATCGTCCCCATAAACACCAGATGCGAGGTTATACATGACAGTCATTGCCCCCCATCCCGTCACAAGTTTAGCCATGGCTTCATCAAACGCTCTGCCAGACCCTTGACCTTTTCTTAACGCTTCAATAATTGGATACCCATTGAATGATCTATCCCACACGTTTTGAACGATATTTGCAGGTGTTTTAAAAAATGGAACCACAGGTTTTAATATAGGATGATTTGCTAATTTTCCGGCTACTCCCATTGCTCCTGTGAGGTCAGATTGAAAGGTCATTTCTTTTGCTTCAAGTCTCATTAAGGTTTCTACGTCATTGGGCGTATCGTGCATTATTGTTACATAAGTATTTTCAAAAATTGACTTTGCTTCTTCTTTTGTTTTTCCGGCTTTCAAAGCAAGTTTATAATCCGTTGTTGCTCGTCTATGAGCTTCTCGGTATAAAACTCTTCTCATAGTTACTACTTTAAAATACTCATCTTCTGTCGATAAAAACCTTCCGGGCATACGAGTTGCTACGCCCATAATATCAAAGAACATTGAATTAAAATCACCGTTACCGGCATTTTCAAGAATCTTACCAAGGTTGTTTTCTTTTCCAATAGCCGTCATATTTCTGAGTTCAATTTTAGACGATAACGTGCCACTTTCACCCGTAATGAATGTACGAAACATTAGCCCAACAGCATCTTTTTGAGCCATAGACAAGCCGTGAGCTTCAGATTGCATTTCGCCCAAGTACACACGGTCAGTATCTTTACCACGATACCGAGATGGCATTAATTTACTTGTTCTAATTTCACCAATAACTCCGGCAACTCCACGTTCAATAAGCGTTTGAAACTGAAAAGCTGCATTGCCTGCTATGTTTACGGAGTGTGAGACTGGGTTTGTAAGTAATGCGTTTATATAAATTTCCATTGCTACGTCATAGGTTTTTGCAAGAAATAATTTGTTAGCAAATTTAGCCTTAGACGGGTTTGGCATATGTAATATTTGCAACATTTTTAGTTTAACATCTGCACGCCCAGTTGCATCCATGACTGCAAAATCAATGTTTCGTGCATCCCAACCTTGCATCGTACCAAGCAATTCTTCTGTATATGTTTTTAAATCAAAATCTTGTAGATTTTTCATGTGTCGAACAACAGACATTCCTCGACCATATTCTGAAACTACACCTGATACCTTTGCCATTAAATTTGTTTGGATTGCTAATAATCGTCCTTGTTTCTTATAAAGATCATTAAGTCTTTCAATTCCGGCTTCACTTGTATCGTCAAGAGCTTTTAATATTAAATCTGCTCCATAATTAACTTCATGTGTTAATCGTATTCCGGCAAGTATTCCACCCATAACATCTTCTGGCGGTAATATACCCCCAGGATTTAACTTTAGAAACTTGAACATATGCGTTTCAATTCCGGCTTGTTGTGCCAAGACTAGCAAATCGGCCATTGATTTCTTGCCACGCTTCATTTCTAAAAACAGTTCTTTGTTTTGTGCAGCTAGTCTTGTCATAACACCACCAAGAGATTGCACTTGGTTGTCACTATCAAAAATTGAACCAAGACGATCCATATCCAAGCCAAAATCAAGATCAGGACCTTTATATCCTTGGTTGCGTATAATGTCATTTAATGCTTCTACTTCATCTTGATCCAAAGATTTTATAAGCAGATCACCACTATCAAGTTTTGTAATTGTATCATCTGGAGCTTCACCGCCAAAAACCTTGGCAGAAGTTTCCTCACCAAGACTTTGTGTTTTTTGACCAACAGACGCAAGAGGATCACCAACATATTTTTTTAATACTTGTTTTACTGGTATCCTAGCCATTACTGTTGCTCCTGATTCATTGACTGTGCAGCTAGACCACCACCTACGGCTGTTGCAGCTATTGGAGTAAAGAGAGGTTGACCTTTTGGTGCAGAAGATCGGATGGCATCTGTAATAGGAATAGCGAGTGTTTTTTGCTCAGGAAACATTTGGTTGCTAACATCTATCTCTATCACCTCAACCTTAGCTTTTTTGTCGAGCTTCTTGAGAACTGCATTGGAGTTTTTAGGAAGGATTGAATCATAGAATTGTTCCAGACCGGGTTCATTCCACCGATCCACTTGTATTTTACCGGGGCTCCAAGCAACATAATCATAACCATTTTCTGTGGCATAGCGGACCATTCTCTTTAAACCCAGTTGGACCCATTGGTCAGTCTTTTCTACAAGAGGACCACGGGGAACAGGTGTCGTAGTTTTTATACTGTCTCTTTCTACTATTAATGGAATAATTTTATCGTCATAAAAATTTTTAAGTTCAGGATCACGCCAATGAGCGTAAACAGGATCAGTAGGATCAATAGCAGAAAACCGAAGAGCAACTGAGCGTTCATTCACTAAACTTGTCATTAATCGCTCGACTGCCCTTGGACCTATTTCACCTGAGTCAATGTCTGACTCGTTGTCAAAAGCTTTAGGTAAACCCCGTCCTTCCATTTTCTTTTTATAAAGTCTTATAAATTCTATATTTGTTTCATTTAGTTCTTTTACTAACCCTTCTTTTTCTACAAAATCAGCTTGTATTTCTGGAGAGTTAAATCCCATCTTAGAACTTTTACGACCACCCCCGGCTTGAGCCCAATCGCTTTGAAACTCCTCAATGTAAAGAACCTTGTTGCCGTTAATGTCTTTGCGGTCTTTCACTCTGACATGAGCAATAATATTTTCTTCATTAAAGTGACCTTTTTCAACAAAGATATTTAAGCTGCCTCTTGGATACTTTTTATTATTTTCAAGATATTTAGTTGATAATTCTTTTAACTGACTTTGTAAGTTTTTTTTCTCATTGTACAGTGTTTGGTTTTCTGCTGTAAAAGATGGATTATTAAGTTGCAACAGAGGGTCGCTTTCTATTTCATTAATTCGTTGTCTAAGTTCAAACATTTTTTGGTTAATTTTATTTGCTTCAAAATGGGCTCCAACAAGTTCAGGATCACCAAAGAAGTTATCATTTTGTAAAAGTATCTCCCTATAATTCTCACCGCCATCTTGCGTGTAATCTAGGAATCGGGCATCACCACCATCATGTTGTATATAACCATGTTCCATAGCGTGACTTTCGGCTTGTACTTTTGCTTCATCCAGAGAATAAATATCTCCACCAAGTCTTTCTCCATTTGGCGTATTGATTGAATATCCTACATCGTCATTACCAAATATTTCATAGTCTTCATTATGATCACTATAGGTTCTATAAGGATTATCTAGATATTCTTCTCGGGCCATATTATCTGCAATTTCTTCTACGTCATACCGAAAATCAACAACGTTGCCATTAACGTCCGTATATTCAAATTCGCCTTTCATTAAGGCTTCAGCCATTGCAGGGGTATAACCGGGCTTTTCTTTTAAACCACTATTAATTTGCTTGACTATATACTCTTCCCCACTTTCTAAGTCATACATATAGTCGTCAGTTCGGTGTATCCATTCTTGAGGGTCATCTATAACTGTACCACCATCAAAATCTAAATAACTCGGAGTATTTTCATCTGGACTTTCAAGGACTGTCTCTCTGATTTGTACACGGTTGTTTTTAGCGTGTTCCATTAATTCTTCTTTGGTCACATTCTTTTTACTTAGAAGATCATCAAGACCTGTCCATTTTAGTTCGTCCGGCTTTACTCCTGAATTAAGCAGCATGGCTTTAAACTGTGATCCCTGACCCTTTTCTTGCTTGAGATTCTTTACTTCTTCCAATGCTTTAGAGAAAAAACCTAATTCATCTTGATCCACTTGCGGTGTAAACATATCGCCAACCGCAACAATAGCATCATCAATTCCCTCACCATCAATTCCCGACATAAGTTTTGTGCCCCCGGGGCGAGTTGATATGCGTGTTCTGGCACCATCAAGAATTTTACCACCGATTTTTTTTATTGCATTATATCCACCTTTTATACCCGGATACGACGTTGCAACATTTAATGCAGATTCAGCAGCACCAATTGGAATTTCTAAACCAGCTTTAAAAACTTTGCTGCCTTTGCCTAAATCATTTACTTTTACACCTCGGACATAAACATCGTCACCGGCAATGGGTGGTTGATCCGGATTATTGAGTTCATTTTTAACATTGCGCACACCCGACATCATTGTTTTATAACCTTCTTCTGCACCGTAAATTGCCCCAAGACCAAGAAAATCAACAAGACCAATTTGATCGCTAAAGTTTTCAGCAGCCGGGTTTCCAAAAATGTCACCGGTAATGGTTTGCACTTCGTATAAATCAAAATCAAACCCGGCACTTTTTCCGGCAGACATAATTTTATGTGTTAGCCATTCTTCTCCAATCTGGCGTCCTGTTTTTTTCCCTTTCATAATAAACCCGTCAAAATCAATACCCTTGGCTATTGCTGCGTCTCGATAGGCTTGCATCTCTTCTTCGCTTAGTGCTTCTGTGCGTGGAGGTGTATTTGTTGCATACTGATCTTCAGGCAAACTTATACCAAACTCTTGTAGCATTTCTGGTGGAGACTCAAAACGACCGCCACGCTCATCAACAATAAAATTACTATCGCTGCCTGTTGCTCTTCGGTTTCTGGACAAATCAATCTGTGTAAAGAGATCGCTCATTAATTTTCCGTTTCGTTTATTTGCGTAAGATATTTCTTAATTTCTCTATTTGCACTACTAATGGTTGATTTAAAACCTTGATTTCTTGGATCGTTAAACAAACTTGACCCCGGGTCAGATTCGTTTCCACTTCCTATATGGCTACGAGCAAAGGCTGCTATACCTTGATAATCAGTAGGAGCTAGAATTGCGGTTATTCCATTTGCAGAGCGAAATTCATCCGTAAGAATTTCTAATAATAAATTAATAGCAAAATCAGCTTTTTGTTTATATTGATCGATAACTTTAATTCTTAATTCAGGTTCTAATTCAGCAACCAATCGACCAACCGTAACATCCGCATCAAATTCAATTCCATCAGCTAAAGCCCGTTCATATTCTTGCTCTGCTAAAACAGATATTTCATTAACAACACTTCGGCTCGACATTGTTGGGTCATCGCTACTCATTATTATTTGTAAATCTCTATTAAAATTAAGACCAATAGCAACAGTATCCAAGGCTTGCTTTAATCCGCTAAGTTCAATTTTTTTCTGTGCTTTTAATAATTTTTGAAAATCTTTTGCACTTAAACTTTCTTCATTCATAAACAAGTCATCAAATTCTAATTGATTTAGATTCGCCTTTTCTCTTAGTTGTGAAAGAACACCGGGAACAGAAAACGGTCTTTTATTTTCATACTGCGATAGTTTTTGTTCAAGTTCAGAAGCTTTTTCTGGGTTCATAAGGGCTATTTGTTGAACAATAGCAGACGCTTTATCCGGTTGATGATCTTCTCCATAAAGGAAGGTTGCAAAGTTTTCTTCAAGGACTTTGACTTGGGCGTTGTTTTCTTTTTCTTTGCTGCTGTCTTCTTTAATTTGGATGTCTGATTCACGGTTAATATCCTCTATTAATGTATTAGCAATAATACGTCTTTCTTCTTTTGATACACTGTTAAGTATTTCGGTTAAGTCTGCGTTATCTATTGATTTTCCTTCACGAATATTTCGTGCAGTCCCACCTGTTGCTATTCCATCTTTAAATATTTGGTTGATAACATGAGATCGAACATGGATCGTAAATTCATCATCCCACGCTTTCATAGCTGTATTTTGTGGGCTTAATTTGTTGGGATACGCAGCGATAACTTTTTGTCTATGGGCTTCTCTTAATACTTGATAATTATTTTGCAGTGTTTGTGGGTTGTTATTTCTAAGACCATCTCCAAGCAATATAGCATCAAGCTGTGCACCGAGTTCCCTACGACTATTATCTACACCTTTTATATTTATATTTTCTTGATTTGTTTGACTTGCAGATGCAAATTGCGTTCTAAATTGGTGGAAGTAACCGGCAGCCGAAAGACTTAATTTTGCTTTCATTTTTTGAGCAAGAGCCGGAGAAACAGCCATTAACGTATCAACATAGCCTGAAACATGACCGTCAAGTTTTGTTTTTAAAAGTCCCGGGGGATGCCCATTTTGTGACGCTAGGAAAACAGATTCATTAAATGCGTCTGTTGCAGATATTGCAACTTCGTTTTCCAAAACTGTCATAGCAGCTTTTCGGGCAGCCCGACCAAATATAGTGTTATCAAACCGATCAAAAGGATCACTTTTTAATTGCCCATTGTCCAGTGTCGCTTCAGCAATTTGATTTAGTGTAACAGGGTTTCCGGCTCCGTATTTTTCTCCTTTTTCCTCAAACCCGGCTGCTGCCTGTTTAAAAAAGAAACTGGACATTCGATCAAGCTGATCAGCCATAACAAGCTGAGTGTTTTGGGCTTCTTTTAACGCATAGCCTTGAGAGGGCTGAAACCCCTGCGTCATAAGTCCTGTTCTTTGATAGGGTTTAATTGCCATTAATAATTACCACCGGGAGCGATTGAGCGAGAGGTTGGTGTAAAGGGAGCTAACGACGCAAAGTTCATAAAGCCACTCGCTGCTGTTCCAAGGGCTGCTACCCCACCTGAAAGGGCTGCTTGTTGACCGGCAAGCATAAGATCTTCAAATTGTGCCTGACCTGATTTCTCAGCTAATTGTGCATTAACATCGCTCACAATAATATCATTCACAAGAGGGCTTAGAAGCTGCGTATTAATGACAAATCCAAAAGAGGATGGATCAACGCCCATAGCGTAAGACCCGGCATTTGCAGATGCCATTTGCTCATTGCCACGCCTGATAATTTCGGCTGTCTGCATCCTCGCTTTATTGGCTTCAAAAGAATATTTGATACGCTCTTGCTCGGCTTGAGTTTCGTAGCGTTGCTTACCAATTTGACCGGCTTTGTTTTGCTTTGACGCTGCCGACATAGAACTTCCTAATCCTATGACTGCTGCAATTGTTGGTATTATTTCTACCATACCTATACCCCTGCTGTACTAAGTTTGTATTCAACCGCTAACACGGTCATAAAAAGTGGCTGACTTTGTGAGAAAGTTATCTGTGCTGTGTCTGAATAGCCCAAAAGGGGACCAATACGTTTTCGACCGCTAAAGCTACTCAGCGTTGATCCTAGAGTCTCTGATAGGCTACGAAAGGTAACATCAAACCCATTCACTGTGCAGTTCTGTGTGGCTTCTAAAATAGGCGTGACTTCAAGGATTCGACGCTTTCGAGATTGAACCGGGCCAGACGCAAGGCGAGGTTCAGCCGGGAGTGTACGAACATCAACGGTATAATCCAAACCCACTTCTAAATAAGAAGTTGGTACAATATCTGTTGTTACGGCAGCAGAGGATACAGTAGCGTCCAAAAGTACAAAGCCATCTCGGACCATTTTTACTGTTTTAGCCTCAAGGTGTGAAAGACCCGATGCCGTCGTATTACTCGATATGGATAAATCGGGAGAGGACGATCCGGAGAAATACTGGAGATTGGCATCGGTAGTGCGATTGCCGTCGAACAATTCCAAGTAATACTTGGTGGCAGATCCAATCGTTCTTTTGACAACCGTGTAGATATCTGTCTGATCAACGGCTACATCTTCAAAGGTTCCGTCGGTTACAAATTCGCTTGGAGCCACAACATTTTGTGGACGCAAGACAGAAAAGCAAGCCATGGTTCCGTCTGTGCCATTGCAAATTAAAAGTAAATCTCCTTCATCAGAATCGGTTGATGGTCTAAGAGCCATGTGAGTTGGACCCTTAATAAGATGGCTGGAGAAAAATGAAACATTGGCAGAGTTATACGTTAGCTGAGAATCGTTGTATAAAAACTCCCGTAAAGCACCTCCGGCACGTTCAATATAAAGCGTAGCGTTTGAAGCTTGTACAGGTCTAAGACCTTCTTTTGATCCATGCCGGGTTGCTGTTTTCACTGTAATGTTTGAGGGCGTGATGGGTGTGACTGCGGCTTGCTGCACAAAGAACTCAGAGCCCGTTGTAAAGATTTGCAAATCACGACCTGAGAACAATCCAACAATCGCATTAACTCGATCTGAAGCAAGCGTTGCTTTAATCGCATCATCGTCAAGACCGTGCGTTTGACGGAAGTTAAAAAAGTCTCCAACTTTACTTCCAAACAATGTATTTGGCAGTGACTTAGAACCCCCCATATAAAGCCGACCCTCATGGAAAACGCACGATCTAGGATAACCCCGTGCGGATGACCACGCATCCTCATAACCAGTTTCAAGCGAATGCAAACTGTCAGCAATCGCAGTTGTATTAAGAAAAGGGACTTCAGTAACGCCAATGACTTCTGCTGTCGAAACAAACTGAACAATTCTAACACGACCAAATCCATCATCTCTTGTAAAAAATTGATCAACGTGGGCTGCCAAAAAAGATGTCCCGGCAGAGGTTAATGTAATTGATCCATCGACAGCCGAGGGCGTAACATTGCCAGAAATCTGCGTCGTGCCTACCGTAAAAGCGTGTTTGGGTATCGTTAAAGATATCGCTGAAGCGGTCCAAGTGCTTGTACTTCCACCCCTGACAATCGAAATAGGTGCCATGTCTTCTTGCACAAGTATCAGCGTATCAGCACTTTGCGTAAAGTTTAAGGTCGATAAATCAATATTGCCCATCGAAACGGGCAGGTAAGCATCTGATCCACCGTTAATCGCTGTCACTTGAGCCTTATTGCTATAGACAAACATACGGACATTGTTTGATGACCCGGTGCCATTTTTAACGAAAGCAAGCATATAAGATTGGGTGGTCGAAAACTCAAAAGGAATAAGCCTGATACCGGCTTGTGCTGTAATTCCACTCCCCAAATGAGATGTTAAATCAAGCATAAATCTTAAGCCCGGTCGTCGCTCAAATCCGCCTTGTGGCAAAATTACTACATTTTGTGCTTTGGCTAAACCTTTTCCATATTGCTCTAAATCAATTCGACCAAGAACGAGAGGATCAATTTCTCCAGTTGTAAAGTCAGATTGATATATTGTTGTTCTACTCATCTCACCGCCGTTAGTAAATAATCTCCAATAACTTGCGTAGACTGTCCAGAAGAATCTATGCTTGTTGCCGTTCTAAAATAACCACCTCTGCCAGATTCTTGCGCAAGACCCATCGCTATTCCTCGCCAGTACTCAGCTTTTGTAATTTGATCCGTCACCGGTTCAGCTAAGTGCCAAGCCATTTGATACACCAGAAGATTTACAAAATATTCGGGCATTGCAGGTTCAGTTACAGTTTGTTGATAATCAACATAGATGGTTGTCGCTTCGGTCAAAAGCTGATCTGCTTGAATTTCATAGTCTTTAAAAACAGCTACACCCACGCTTCCTGAATTAAATACCCGTCGAGGAACACCCGTGATCATGTTTGCCGGTAGCTGAAAGGCATTAGACCAGACATTTGTTGGAGCGTCCGTAAGTTTTGGCAGTTGAACTTTACGCAAGGTAAATGTCCATGGATACATTCCAAGAGTAGAAGATTTGACTTTTGGGTAAATTTTGGATGCTGCACCTGAACCGGCTGTTCCATCGTCAAAGGATGTTATGCTTGACGCTCCTAGAAGTAGCAGAGCGTGAGAACATATTGAAACATCTGTATCACCGGCTGCCATTTGTCTCTCCTAGTTTGGTGGTCGGCTAAAGCCCATCCTGTGAAATAAAACTCAAGCCAACCAAAAAATAGACGAGGGCGAAAACGCCCCCCTCAATATTAACGTGAGTCTGTCACAGCCATTACGTTTCCGTCCGACACATCGACAACTCCAGAAGCGTTAGAAAGAACGATGTGAAAAGAAGCTGTAGCTGTACCGCCCGTTGAGGCGTAGCTGTAAATTATATCTCCAATAGTAACATCTTCGGAGACATCGTTAAAATATGCAGCAGCATCCACTACAGTTTTTGCGTCAGACGTTTTGTAGCCCCACATCACAGGTGATATACCTGATTTTGCTTCGTTGCCAATAACGCCCCAATTTGTTCGACTAAATGCCATTTTTGTTTTCTCCTATATAGCAAAGTAAATTAAGTAATTAATTCATAACAATTATTCTCTACAAGTGATATCAACCTGTCCATTCGCATCAACCGACACAGCGCCCATACTCAACATTCCTGTTACCAAGAACGATGTCATATGTGCGACGTAATTGACTTCAATTTTCGGTGCGATGCCAACTGCGCAACCAATTGCGGATTTGTGAAACGCATAACACGTTCGATCGGATGAGCCATCAATCGGAACACCACCTTCAGCACGATTACCAAGCATATGAATTTGAAAACCCATAAACGTGTTAATTTGACCGGCTGATAATGCCTGAAGTTGTTGATAGTCGCTTGATACTGCACGTTCATCCCCAAGCAAACTTGCGAGTGAATTTGCGTGAATGACAAGATGACGATCAGATGATGGAACATTTGCAGCGTTCAAGGCTTTGGCTGCTGCTATGATTTTTCCAACTGAAAGTGAACTTGCAGAAGCAGATCCAGTCGTTACCACCGTGTTTGCGACCGTAGTTCCGGCTGTGGCTGCTGCGAGAGCATCAAGGATAATTTGATCTTCTCTACGACCAATTGCTGCACCAATAAGTTGAGCAAGTTCCTGTCGTTCATCAAAGTTGATTTTTGCTTGGTTGAATACATCTGAATATTCGGATGCGACCCAATTTGTTAAGGTTGCTTCTACTGACGAAAAAACGCCATTGAGAGGTACGACGGGGGTTGACGGTGTACGCTCGCTTGCGACACCTGAAGCAAGTTTTGGAAATTTTACGGATGATCCTTCCACGCCATTTCGCATACGACAAGTGTTTCTCAACATTGCAGTAGCCTGATAGGCCTGATGGACTTCCGCCTCAAAAAGTGTGGTAAAAGCCGGGGATAGTGTGGTTGCCATGATTGACACTCCTATAAATTAAAAACAAAGGTTTAGCGCCTATGAGTTTATCGGAGTGATCCGGACTCTGACTTCGTTGATCTTCGTAACGCAACGTGTAATTTCTTACAGCCAGAACGGGCTCTATGGCTTGTCGTTCATCTAACGCTTAACACAACATTATGTGTTTCGTCAACCTAAACGTGTGGGATAGGTTTTGAACTACTTAAAAGTATCTTGAAATGTGCGTTCGACGGAACGTCTGTATTTCACATCAGTCTGATACCTTGGGTCTTGCACCAGTGCAAACAATTCGGTTTTGTCATACGCCTGACCTGATATAGATGCGACCGGGATTTCTTTTTCTCCCATAATCCCACGCACTTTTTGCAGCAATCGTTGACCGGCTGCTGTACCGCCAAGGACTTCAAGTTCTCCGTAATCGTCTTCTGTAAAGACACCCTTGTTTACAAGTCCTCGACCCCATTGCACATTGGATTTAATGATATCATCTGCGTTTTTACCCAACGCTGCCTTTTCTGTTTCAATGTTAATCTGGGCATCATTGACTTGAGAATTTTGTATTTCAACAAACTTCTGCCCTAATTTATTAAAGGCTTCCTGTGAAATCATGTTTTCCTTTGCCCAATCCTGATAGCTTGCCAAGAGGGGATCGTCGGCTGCAAACTCGCCAAGGTCTTTGGTTTCGTAAACTTCAGGGGGCTTATGCTCTCCTCGGCTCATTTTTGTTCTAAGCTCAGAATAAGATTTCTTTGTTTTTTCAAACTCACCCATTAATGCTTCAATCTTTGGTCCAGAATCGACATCCCAATATTCTTCAGGAAGATATTCCGGGCGTGTAAACTCAACTTCATCAGGCTCGATAGCCGGCTCATTGTGAACCATCTCTTGTGTATCTGACTCTGTTTCTTCTATTTTCTGTTCAGCCATTAATCCTTGTGTTTCTTCAGCCATTTATTGCTCTCCTTATTCTACCACGAATTTCTCTTATAATTGAATTTTGACCTTCTCTACTGTAGCCAACCGAGTGGTCATTTCCCGGCATCCACGCCGGTTGGTCGATTGTAATTCCTATCAAGTGATCCAATACTTTTTGACCATCTTCTGTTGCAAAACAACGCTGATACGATTTATCAAGCTGCGAGGGTTCAGCAACAATCTGCTGTGGTGTTGCATCGAGTCCATCCCACCCGGGAGTATTGATTGATCTAATTTGTTGGGCTTGTGTTTCCAATATTTCTCTCCTTCATAAGTGGTCGTTTAACTGCCCGACTTAGCATCTGCTTTGCCTGTTCTTTACTGACAGGCTTTATATTATAATCATGAATAGCTTTATCGTAGGCTTGTGCTTCTTTAAGACTATCAAAAGAAACAAAGGTTCCTGAGTCTAAAGATTTCTTCAGGGCTTGTTCTACTGGTAGAATTTGTCCGTCATAGAGCGTAGGAAACACAATTTCCTTTCCATCAACTTCCATAATTGCTGTCACAACAGTAGACATTTGACCGTTCTTCATAATGATTTTATCATTAATAATATTATTGTAATGGTG